CCTTTTTCTATCCCTGCGCCGTCTGCACAAGTAAATGGTATAGGTAGTTCTAGTTCGTGGATTAATGTTGCCTCGTTAGCCATAATAATCTACTATCTATTAACTATTTAAGCTTTTCCTTTTCTTCTGCTATTCTAGATTCTGCTAATTTCTTAATTTCTTCTTGTATTTCTAGATTATCTTTGGATTGTTGGATCAATATCTCACTTTCTTTTAGAACATTAGTCCATAGAACTTGGCTCGGAGTTCCTATTTTTATTCCTAGATCTTTCGGCTCTTTAGTCATCTTCCATCTCCTCATTAAGACATACGTCGCTGATATGGTATTCGCTATTCCATAACTCCCCACATTCTCCGCATTTGTTTTCTTCAACCATTTCCCATATCCCCGCTCATAACTTTTTTTGCGTATTCTTCTGCTGTTTCTTCTTTAGGAATTGCTGGCGTTATGCCTGCTTCTCCCTTCCCGCTTAGTGCAGCCATGCTCATCATCTCCTCTTGACGATTTAATAATTCTTCTTGGCGATCGTTTTGTTCCTTAAGTTTTGTAGCTGCTTCTTCCGCCTGTGAGATTAAGGTAGGTTTCTTTTCTTCTTCTTGGACTTCTTCTTTTGTTTCTTCCATTCAGAATATACACACACACGCTTTATAAATCTATGGTTGTGTTGTTGTTCTAACATTCGGATTGGTGTTATCCCACCAAGGTCTAAAATCTGGATCTCTACCTGTTGCTTCTTGTTGTGCTTCTTCTTTTCTTTTGTTATCCAGTATGTCATCTATTTCTGAGAATGTTTGTTCTATGCCATTCATGTTTTCTTCTAGTATGCTTCCAAAAAATTTATAATTAAAGTATGCTAGTGGTGGATTAAGAAAAGAAGCTATAAACATTGAACTTTTCCCTATATGATATATATTTCTAATTTCCGCTTTGGTTTCTTCATAAAATTCGGGATCTAAATCTCCCCATTTTGCTGTATCTTTTAAACCATTTGCCCTCATTACTGCTTGCGTTCCTAGATTATCTGCCGCTCCCCAAAATACCATGGTTTGCCAGCCCATTGCGCTAGATATTGCCCCCCCCGCCATTATCTTTCCCATTTTTGTTTTGGGTATTAATGCCCTTAATCCCTGCGGTTTTACTCTTGCTGCTTCGGCATATATTTTAGATGCTTGTCTTGTTGATATCCCTTTATATGCATCGCTAATTCTATTTATTGTTTGTTGTTTAGCTAGTTCTGCTTGTGCTCTTGATTGCATTTTCCCGCCCCAGCTTGCGAAGTCGTCCATTGAGGAGACTACCTTTGGAGCGGCTGCCTTTGCCCCCCTCATGGCTTTGAATGCCCTTCCTGCTCCCCCCAATAGGGCTGATTCTCCTACTGATTTTCCTAAGTCTGCTAGCCCTCTTGTTCCCCTAATTTCTTGCCCTTCTTTTGTTGTTAGAAATCCTTCTTCGCTTACTCCTCGTGGTATTCCTAATAATACTTTATCTTCTGGTGGTGGTATTTCCGCGCCCATTGGTGGTGTAGTCATTGGGGGCGCGTCTCCCCTTCTCTCTGGCTGTCCGTATTTTTCTATAAACGCTTCTCCTGCGGACTTCCGCCCCTGTGATTTTCCTTTCCTAAATTTTTCTGTATAAATTGGAGTTTCCTTTCCTGTTTCATAATCTACTTTGCTCTTTTTTATATCTATATCAGCGTCAAATTTAGGTGGTGTGAACTTTTTTTTATCTTTGTCTTTATAATGGGGTAGGTCTTTCAATTTCCCTTTATATCTTATTTTCTTCTTTCTATCTTTGTGTGCCATTTTAAATTATTTTATTTAGGTTTTATTGGATTTGGAATTGTTACCCCTATCGCTGCTCCAATAACGGCTATAACTATTGTAAATAGTGTTCCGTTTACCCCGTGATATAGTGCTGCCATTTCTAATGCAGCTAGCGCTACGATCCCTGTGGAAACTATTCTCCAATCTGTTTGTTGTTTCATTATTGCCCCGCTCCTGCGGTTGTTTCATTTGGTTGGATATTTTCTGCCCCATCTTTTTTCTTATCGCTTAATAATTCATTTTCTAAACTTGCTGGAAATTCTAATTCAATTATCATTCCTAGTTGTTGTCCGACTTGTTCTTCTATAAATAATTGTTCTTCTTCTATATTCTGCTGCCATGCTAAATAAGCTATCTTTGCGCTTGCTTCTGTGAACTCTCCAGATCCCCCTAAGATTATTTGTGGAGTTCCGACGGCTTCATAAAAATAATCCCCTTGGCTGTCTATCCATGCCTTTGGATCTAGCGTAGCGTTTGGCGCAGTTGCCATTAATTCTGGAACTACTGCGTCCTTTGGAATATAAAGATTTTCTCCGTTTTCATTTGCTGCGTCCATCTTTGTTTTAAATGACGCTATCTTTGCTGTATCATCTGTATCTAAATGGAAGATCCATCTGGGCTTAACAAATCTGTGCATGACTTGTTTATAGTCTCTTATACTTTCATTTCTTGCTAGGATTATACTTTCAATAGCTGGGATTACGCTTGTTCCATGGATTTCATCTGCCACCCTATTTCTTGCTAGGTGGAATATTTCATCTATTTCAAATCTCTTGTCTGGCGTTTTTACTTTTGAAATTTGTTCATAACGGAGAATTAATCCCTGCCTATTTGCTACAATTCTTATAGTAGCGGGATCTAGTGGTTTGAGATTTATTAAATTCCCCTTCTCATCTCTTATGATTTCTGTAAACGCGTCGCCCCCTATGTAATATGTTCTTATCATATTTTCTATAATTGTATTAAATGTGTCTTTTCCCCAGCCCTTTATTTGGTCTAGGATTAGTGTTGTTTCGGGATCTGCTAGGATTCCCTTTCCAATAGTCCATGTTGCCTTTGCATTTATCGATGAGTTTAGTTCTGGAATCTCTTTAAAATATCCTAGATATTGCCCCCAGTTTTCATTAGTCCATGTGGTCTCCTTCTGATCTCCTGCTCCATCTGTTGTTGCGCTATCTACGGAGTAGTCTTTCACTACGCCTGTTAGATTACTTGCTTCTGCATTGTTTAAATTCATCTCTCCCATTATAAGTCTATTTTAACAGGGATATTTATTTTTGCTGTTTCTTCTGTGTTGTGTTCGTTTGTTGGGTCTACGACTAGATTTCCCGTTCCCGCATTAACTACTTTTAACATAACTCTCTCTCCTATTGAAATGTTTGTCTGAGTGAGCGGCATTTCCATTAATATGCCCCCCTCGGCACTTAATGTTGGAGACGTTACTTCTGAGGCTATTGTTGTTGTGGTTAAGCCGCTTGTGAGTTCTTCATAAACAAACATATCGTCAATATTTCCCGATCCCCCCTGACATCTTCCTAATAATTCTATCTTAGTAACCGTAACGCCTCTTTTAGAATTAGTAAAGATCCTGTTTGCTGCGGGTTGCCCGTCTAGAGAGCTTTGCTCCTCTGAAGTTACATCTGTCCCATTGGAATAATACCATTTTACCTTTGTCCAAATTTGGTCTCCTATTGCTTCTTGTAGCATAGTAACGTTATTTACATATTCCTCTGAAAGATTGAAAGTTTTAAAAATGGCGGCAGCACCCGCGTTGCTAATTTGTATTAAATCCGTATCTGAATAAATTACGTCTCCCGCTCCGTCTAGACTTAAAGTTCCCTTTTCTTTGTATAGTGTAGCTTTTAATACAAAACCCGAAGCCGTATCATCTACATAACCCCCAAAAAATGCTGTCCCCTTTAGCGTGCTAGGAGAATTAAAATCTGGCGTTTTAAATTCATAAGTTCCGCTACCTAGTAACCCCGTAGCTATTGAAGAAATTAGAGCCGTTCCTGAGAGTATATATTCGTCTTCCGTGCTGGTCTCTCCAACACATAAATAATATTTTGCAACTCCCTCTCCTGTAATAATATCTGAAAAGCTATAACTCACAATAGTTCTTTCGCCCTGACTTCTAAATGTTGTTGGTAGTGTCATAATTTTATACTGCCTAATTCTTCAAAAAAATTAGGTATGCTCCCCCCTGCATTTCTATTATCCCATGAGACCGCATGCCCCATTCTTATGCTCTCATCCCCTATATTCATTCCCTTAGAATAAATGGTTGCCAGTATTCTTCCCCATTTCTCCACTCTTTTTTTTGATAATTTAACGTCTACTTCTTTTCCCATAATTTGTTCGGATAGCCATGTTTTACTTTCTAGTCCGCCTTTCTCTTTACTTTCGGGGGCTGCAAGCTTTGCCATTCTTATTGTTACTGGGAGTTCCCTTTCTTCCCATTCCACTCTTATTGTATCTCCATCTGTTACCTTAATAACCCTTCCCCTAAAATCCTCGGTTACTTGTTTATGTGGGCTTTCAAAATAATATACTTGCATTTGCCTGTTTGTTAGTTCTGGAAAATTTTTAAAATCATGCGCCATTCATAAAGTCCTGTTGTTTAATATCTCTTAAAATGCTTAACGCTCTTAAAAATCCTGCATTTAATACGTCCAGCATTGTCTCAGCTTCATACCTCGACGTGAAGCCACTCATATCAAATTGAATTACATACATTGCTGCTAGATTGCTTGCAGCTTCTTTTAAGATCCCTTTAACGTCTACATTTAATCCAGAATAGGCGTCGCTCCAATTATATCTAGTAGCTACATTTATTGCGCTTTCCGCCTGTGTCATAAAGTCATTAATATATGCTTCTACATTTGCCGTTGAACTTGCGTTTGTTCCTGCTTTCCTTTGGACTTCTGCCGTTGTTGCGAAGATTCCTGTATCTGCCATTATAATTTGCTCCTAAGTTTAAGGATAGAGTCAGATAATGTATTTAAAGCGTCTATAAGTAAAAAGTCTTTGTCTGCTAGTGTGAACTCCTCTTTTTCTCCCTTATCAAACATTGTTGTCGGTTTTATGCTTATATGTTCCATCTTAGCGTGTATTCTTGCTTTCCCTCACTTTAATTAACATACTAAAACTAATAAACGTAGATATTTAACCCTTTCGTTTTTGTAGCCCATGCTGCCCTTATTAGACCTTCTGTGATATGGCTGTATTTTCCGAAGATTTTTACGTTTTGAGTTACTGGATCTATCTCCACTTGTATAGATAATAAACTCATTATTAGGTTTTCGTCGTTGGGGAGTTGGATTTTTCCCTGCTCCATTAAGAGTTTTAGATTCCCATATAGATCTTCTTTTAAAATTCTTCTCGCCTTTGATTTATCTGCTAATATACTTCGGCTTGCATTATTAATTCCTTCCGCTTTTCTTTTTACCTCATCATGTCTTATCAAAAAATCTAGGATTGGTGTTCCGATTCCCCCATCATCTAAATATATCTTTTTAAAATTCCATACGTTATTTAAACTTAAAATCTTCTCTACGCTATTTACTGCGCTTACCCTTTGGGTGGTTTCTACGTGCTTTACTTTGCAATAATTATCCCCTCTTATCTCCATTATTACGTATGCGTTTTCGTCTCCCCCATATCCCGCCAGATCTATACCTAAATAATAATCTCCCGCCCCATGAAAAAGAGAAGAAGGTGATAAACTCGTTTTGGT